GTATAACTAAATGTTTTATTTTGTACAGCATTACCTGCATTAGTAAATTTTATTGTAAATCCACTACCAGTAATATTTGTAATTTCAAATTTATCTGTACCACCTAAATCATTAGCAGTAATACCAATACTAGGTAATTGTGTACCTGTTGCAACATCAGTACCATTAGCTCCTGTAAAAAAAGTATGATCGAAAGTTATTGCAAGTCCAGAAGATGATGTGCCAGAACTTAAGTTAGATTTTTGTTCTGTTCTCCTATCTAATTCTGCAATATACCCAAGCTGATCTATTTCTATAGATTGTGCAGGGTCGTCACTATTCAATTCACATTTAAATTTAAATCCTCTACCTATGTGCGTACCATTTGCAAAAGTGTTAAATGTTTTACCTGTAAAGTCACTATCTTGATAACTTGACCCATTAGAAGGTGCAGAAGTTGTAGTAGCAACTAATAATTTTGCGTTGACATCAAATGCAGTAGCAGCATCAAAATCTGTCCATGTATCAATATTTGCTGATCTTTTATCTATTAGGTCATTAGGATAAAAACCTTGTGTTACAAAATGTCGAGTTAATCTTAATGGGTGTACAGAACCTAAATCTAAGATATTTGCAAAATCATAAGTACCACCAGTAATATCCACAGCACCTAAAAAATCAAAATCAGCAATAGCATCAAAATCAGTAACACTATCTAATGTTTCTAATGAACCTAATACAAGACCATTAACCTCATCACTAAAAAAACAATCTACTTTTGTTCCACCAAAAGGTGGACTGTCTATATCTTCTCTATCTGTAAATGTAAGTAATTTAGGTTGTGGATCTGGATTAGTAACAACAACTGATGCTTCACCAGAACTTAACCTACCGCCATCATCCCTAAATTTTAAAATATACTCACCATCAATCGCTGGAACAAGCGTTTCGCTAACAGATCCTGGCAATCTTGGAATTATGTCAACAGAATTAGTAAAAGTACCATTACCATTTGTAAGATTACTATGTCTAACTACTACGTTGCCACCATGTAAAACATCAACATCTGTAGATTGATTAAAACGTAATCTTAGTAGTTGATCTGATACTGGCTCTACAAGTAAACCTGTAACATCAGCAGGTACAGCAGTTTTACCAATAGTATTAACACTTAAAGTAGTAGGTGTAGTAGATGGTTTACCTAATGCATTAAAGCTAAATATTCTAAATTCAAAAGTACCAATATCTGTCTCAAATATTTCAATATCAGGTCTACTTACTGTTTGTGTTACAAAGTTACCATTATTAAAACGATGTTGTACTCTATATTGATTTACACCTTGTACTGGTGTCCAAGATACAATTAATTTAGAAACAGCACGATTATTAAGTACAACAATTTGTTCTTGTGAAGTTAGGTTTGATGGTGAAGGTTTTAAATCAGTTAATGTTGTTACTGTTCTTGTAGGTAGTGCTGTACCATCTTCAACAAAATCATATTTACCAGTGTTGTGTGTTAGGGCTGTAACCGTATAATTCAATCCATCATTTTCTACAACATTTACTACTCTCCATGTCGTTGTTTGTAAAGCGGTGCTTTGATAAACCCAAACACTATTAGTTTGTGGTGCAGAAGTAAATGATGTATTTGTAGTACCATCTGCTCTTGTAACACTATTAACAGTAAAAACAGAATTAGTAATATCAGAGACTACACCAGTTTCTAATGTGCCATCTGATAATATTGCAGAAATCGTATCACCTGATGATGGTGTTGTAGGCAAGTCAGATATATTATCAACTG